CACCAGCAACACCAGCTGCCTTTGTTGCAACATTAACAGGATCAATTGGTTTACGCATTAATTTTTTGGCCATCATTTTTTCACTGACATACTCTTCCTTCATCTTCTTTTTCTCTTCTCTCTTCTTCTTAGTCTTTGCAAGAACTCTATCAGCAGCCTCACTTCTTTCTTTGTTTGGGCCATCATAAGCCATTGCACCCTTCTGTTTACGAGGTGCTTTCTCCTCTTCTTTCTTACCGATTTTCATGACACCATCTCCTTTGTAGATACCGTAAGCACTGCCCTCCTTGACAGTTTTTCTTTTTTTCATTTCTTTTTCTATTCTCTTCAACATGAATTTATTAGATGGAGTTGATTGATCCATACCACTAAACTTTTTATGTGCTGCAGCAAGAGCATCATCACTTTGTTTTGACATCTTTTTATCTTCTAACATCGTTTCTTCATACTTTACAGCATCACTACTAAGTGGTTTTATCTTAGTTTTGGGAACAAATCCTGCTCTCTCTAGAGATCCTAATTTAATATTTCTATCTACATTTGCACCAGCTTCATCTTTTCTTCCCATCATATACGCCGCAGTTCCACCAGCAGCAGCTCTAACTATCTTACCTTTACCAGTTGTGCCAAAAACTGACATCCCTTTTCCATCCTTACGACCAAAAACTACATCCTTAGCTTTTTGTTTAACTTTTTGTTTAGTGACACCCTGTAATTTTTTATCTAAATTTGTAAGTTTTGTTGCGGCTGCTTTTAATCCAAATCTTTCATTAACTACTTCTTCACCTAAAAGTTTATCCTTTGCCATTGCTTTCACGACAGCGGGTGCTGGTGATGCTCCAAGTATTTGTAAAAATATTTTTCTCTTCTCTTCTTCTGACGCACCAGCTGGGACTTTTCCCTTTGCTTTATATCTTACATCAGAAGCCAACTGTGATGCCTGTTTTTCAGTGTCATCAGAACCAGCAGCATGTCCTCTTTTTTCTTCGTAGACTTTTTGATACGCAGTCATCAAGTCATCTTGTAATTTTTGACTAAGCATTACTCTTCGCACGTTTTTCCCTAGATTTATTTATAAAATTAAGGATGATAGGATTATGAGAAAGTCTTTGAGTGTATTGTCTTAATGCATCTGTTCCAATTTCTCTCTGATTTGCAGGCACACCAGATATCTCTGTAAATTTTTCCGAGATATCTTTTATCCAAGATTTGAACATTATGTTCTCCTCAGTCACTGCAATAATATAATTTGCACCTGTACGAATAATCTCACCAATCAAACCAGTATTATCATTCTCTACAATATCACCAACACGAAATATGTTACCACTCATATAATTTTCACGAAGATTCTTCCAATCAAACTTAGGAGCGATTCTCCATGTCTCATTCTGTTGTTTCTTATTTGGTAATCTCATTCCCTTTTGTATTGCAGAATACAACTCTCTTGCTTTATCATCCTTCAAACTTTGTGGAATACCAGTTCTGAATGTATCAAAATCATCATCTGCAGCAGCCTTTCTTAACTTAGATGCTGACATTGCACTCACACCCTCACCATCTGGGTCACGGTCTCCAGCAGATATCACATTGATACGGTCAAACTTGTAGAGTTTATTATTATATTTGTTTGCTAGATTCTCAAATTCTTTTTGTCTATCCTGTCCAACCACAATATTAACAGACTTTGCACCTCTTTCATTCGCACCTTTCAATGCATCAAAGATTGTTTTTGTCTTTGGATTGTTCATGATATGTTTCGCATGTTGTGGAAACATCTGTTGCATATATCCAATCTTTGTATCAGGGTCTAAGGGATTCTTTGCAGGGTCATTTGAACGTGATGGATAGATTTCATAATTACCTTTCCCAGCCACCTGTTTGACTTTATTCATAAGTCTTTCATGACCAGTTGTAGGTGGATTAAAACGACCAAACGCCACCGTCATATCAGCGTCGTTGTCATCCTTTGGATTTGGATTTGCGACAGTCTGAGAAGATAATGCTTCGACTATGAATGATGTAAAACTTTTCATATTTTCGGTGCGGGCATGGGATTACCTTTATCCCAATTCTTATCTGCTGTAAAGTTTGCACGACTGAACTCTAAACGGTCTACTAGTTTAAGAGCTCTACCTGATCGGATTGCAACAAATCCTTCGGGTGCTGTCACACGATAACCATCTGGAGTTCTAAGAAACGTGCCAAACGTATTCACTTTCTGTAATTTGCGAATCATAAAATTTTTCGCAGCCTGTAAATTCATGTAAGATGCAACAGTCATGTATATCGCCTGTTGATTATCATTTATAAATTTAAGACCCATGTTCTTTAGCTCTAAGTATTTATCTTTCGTAGATTTCATCTTCTTAGAATCAATCTCTTTATCCAGTGCATTTGAAAAATACTGTGCAAAATCTCTTGCAGTATTACGAGCACCGATTAAAGTTTTACCCTCACGAACATATCTATTAAAAAAAGTTTTAAACATGATGTTTAAAGTAAACTTATTCATATTATTAGTTTTCATCATATCAAGAAAACGAGATGCTTGTTTTAAAGAACCCTCTGTTTTGTTGACAAGGTTTGTATAAGTTGTTTTCTCAGCAGGAGTCATGTTTGCCTCACCTGATGCATTTTTAAAATCAGATGATGTTACAAATACATCTGAATTACCTTGTATGTTAATATCACCAAAACTAGCAGTCATTGCATCTAAAGTTCTTCCACTATATTGAGTATGAAATACAATACCAAACTTTGCTTCATCTATTTTCTGTCCAATATCACTATCTTTTGGAACTGCATATACAATTGTATTTGGTTGAAATGCAATACAAGTATCACCACCTATCACAGCCTCATACTTGTCATCTGTGAATAATAAATCTCCCTGCACAACGTTCGGTATTGAGAGTGTAGAGAGATATTTGTATGCATCTTTAAGTTTACTTGCAAGTTGCCCAGGCGGATACATATTATCTACATCCTCCTCGGAGTATGAAATCTTTGGACTGACTTTATTAAACACAGACTTTGTTCCAACAAAAAATCTTCCGTTTTCTGGATTAATACCACAAATTATCGCAGGCGCCCCATCCCACTTAACAGTGATACGAGCTTCTGATGCACCTTGATCTAACATTTCTCCAAGAGATCGAAGGAAAGCAACTGCTTCCTTACCGCCTTGAGAACCGTCATTTAATATATTATCTTCTAAATGTTCGAGGTGTGTATTCTTCATTTTGATATTTGTACGCCACTACTACTTAAGAAAAAAGCTTTACCTTGAAGTCCACCAAATCTAGTTCTAGCCACGATTGGTAAAGTAACATCTTTTGGTTTTCCATTTAAAAATTTAAATGTCATATTCCATCCCTGACTAGTGCCATCATAAGTATCTTTAATGTCAGTTATTCTATTAGCATCTTCATTATACAGTAATTCTTTTAAAGCTTCATCAGATGAAACATTTTTTAATGTGCTTGCACCCATTGGACTTCCAATCAAAAGTTTATACGGACATGGTGTAAAAGATTGAGTTGGATCTCCGTAAGTATATTTGTATATGGTTCTTAAAAAGTAAACCATATTAGCAGGGTCTTTTAAATAATTTGCAAATTTTGTGATGAACTTATTTCTAAATGGATAGTAAAAATCTTTACGATTAAAATCAAGACCATCTAATCTAAAAAATTCAGCAAGTTCTCCAAAGTTTTTTGATGATCCTGTCTCACCGTAGGCTTCATTATCAAATTCATTTTCATAATAAAAATCAATAGCTTCCTTAGCATTCTCCCCCTTTACAGTCTCCTTTGCTTCAAAGAATGCATCATTTATAAGTTTTTGAACATTCATTAATTGAGAAAAATTACCCATCTCTTTATAAAAAGCATTAACATTTGTATTGAACTTCGGTGTCTTATCAGTTCCAGATGCTATTTTATTTGAATATCCTTGAAGAAATCCATCATTAAATTCTATGACTGTATCTGATGGGTTTGTTGGATTTACATTTTTTGGTTTCTGTCTTGGAACCCAATACACTGTTTTTATTGATCTACCTTTTATATCTCCTTGTATTGCCTTTGCATTATTCAAACCAATGTTTATATCTCTTTCTGGTGTTTCATCTTCTTCAAGTAAATCAGCCAATTGTGGAAATGTAACTGGAGTGCCTTCACCTTTTAGAACTCCAGTGTTTCCTTTTTGTTGACTCACATAATCTACCAACTTATCTGGAGTCATTGGAGGTTGAACTAGAAAGTAAACACTCAAAAATTCATTTACATTAGAGGAAGCAGTGGCATTTTTTCGAGATACCATTCCATAATGACCTGTGACATGAATCTTTTGGGCTGTCGTAGCAACACCAAAAGGAAGGTCTTCTTTTTGTTTATTTGTTATTTGAAATATTTTACTGGAAGATGACGTTGCTTTGTAAATTATAGAACCACTTAACTGATTTGGTTCAACATTTCTGAATAATATATCAGTTGTTTTAATATTTTTATATTCATCTCCTTGTTTTTTAAGTTCTCGAACAGCTCCATTCACCACAGTTGGAGATAAGACGTAATATGGATTTTTTACACCTTTAGACTCATAGTATGGTGTTATTCTCATGACTCATAGTTTTCTAATTATTTATTATCTATTCAAAAAGTAGTGATTAATAATTTCAATCTTCTCATGTGCTTGTGCAATCGCATTTATCTCACCATCAATTGTTCCCATCACATCTGAGTGTTCACCAATACCCACAGGTTGATTCAAATATATCTCAACATTCTGTTGATGTTTTGCAATCAAACCATTGTAGTATGCAATTTGACTTTTTAGAATCTGGTCACGCAAATTAATCATAAGTCTCCTTCTAAACGATTTTCTGATTTGTAAACATCGAACTCCCCGCCTGGATATCTCTTCTTCAACTTCTCTACATTACCAGCAATCACATCATCAAGTGTGATGTTAAGTGCCATACATGCCTGCATTACATACCACATAACGTCACCCAACTCAATAACAAGATGTTTTCGATTGTGGTCACTCCAAGGCTTACCTTGGAAAACCATCTTCTTAACAATCTCCATAAACTCACCACCCTCAGCAC